TTCTTTAAGGATTATTTCTAAATATTTTTCCTCGTCAGAACCCAAGCGTAACCGCCTAATAACCGTTTCGGTTTCTTTTGGGATAGGCTTTTCATCCAGATAATACCAATCAATAAGTTGACGATAAATACCATGCTCCACAGTATTTAGATGTAACGTATCTTTTCGATAATCGGCAATATTAAATTTGTAATAGTGCATCAAGCCTCCCAATCAGCCCAACCTTGTACCTGAAGTACAAGGTAACGCTCTGTTTGGTTAGCTTTTGTTAACCTATTAGCTTCACGCATGGCTTGTTCATGCGTATCCATGTAACAGGTAAATCTAAATGATTTGACATGGCGAGACTGTCGCATAACGACAAATTTGCCATCAAGATTGGGGAGAGAAATTTCGCCAATAGGTTTGGCTTTTTTGAGAGTTAATGTTGCCATTTAAACCTTACGTTAATTGGTTGCCGTTACTAAAACAATGTCGGCAGGACGGTAACGAATCGTCTTTTCGGGAGCTACCCTAGCCGTATTTGAAAAAAATTATAACTTAAACCATTCAGGTCGCAATACTTTTAATTGCCAAATTCGCATTTCAGGCAAACTTCTTTTTGTCCAAGAATGGACAACCGCCCTAGATACTCCTAATATTCGGGCTAATTTGCTTTGACTTCCTGCTAGTTCTATTGCTTTTTGAATATTCATGTTGTAATTATATCAACAAATGTTGATAAAAAAACAACACATTGAAATATTTATTGGGTTTTTTGTTTATTTTGTCAAATTTCGTAGACAATACGTCTATCAGCACAAAAACTGATAAAGACAAATTTAGATAAATTAAGGAAACAAAATGAAAATCGGAACACAAACTGCAAGCCTTATCAACAACATTTATGCTCGTAGCACAAATGGTCAACCAAACCCAGAAGTAGGCATGGGCGTAACAATGCTTGGTTGGACTGACCGCTATCCTGGCAGGATTACTGAAGTTTTTACGATTGGCAAATTAATTGCAATAGCGGTTGAAGAAATGAACGCCATCAGAACTGACAACGGCGGTTTTACAGAAGCCCAAACTTATGAATACTTACCTTACACCGATGGCGGAAACATCAGCTATTACCGCCAAGATGCTACTGGTTATTGGACAAGGGTTTACAGAAATCCCGAAACCAATAGATGGATAAAAGGTACTGGAGGATTAAGAATCGGACAAATGGAGAAATATTACGATTTTACGTTTTAATGATTGGATGGGGTGAAATTCCCCATAAATTAAATTCAAAAGTAAATTAAAAAGGAAATTAAATGAAAAACAATCAAAGCGAAATGTACGGCATACCTGATATTGATCTTTATATTGAACGCAGTATTAAAACCAGTTTTACATATAAAACAACTGGAGCAAACATGATAGTTGCGGGGCTTATGAGCGATGCCCAAGAATTTATTGCAAACGACTGCCCTGAAGCGGCAAGACAAACACTAAACATAGCAAAAGCAGTTCTGTTCAAAATTATGGACGGTCAATTAGTTGGTGACGTTGCACGTTAATAAAGGAAAAAAAATGAAAAAACCAATTGAAAAATCCCCCCTATTTTTAAAAGTTGAAACCGCATTATTTGTGGTTGCATATACCTTTGCCATCATAGTTATGGTACTTGATTCATTTGTTTGGAGACCATGAAATGTCAGGATTAATTACACTCAGCAATACACTTGCCGACCGTTTTGGAATGGGTTCAGATGCGAACCTGGTTCAAACACTTAAACAAACCGCATTTAAGGGCGAAGCTACCGAAGCGCAGTTAACCGCCCTTTTAATTGTTGCCAATCAGTATGGTTTGAATCCCTTTACCAAAGAGATTTACGCTTTCCCTGACAAAAACAACGGCATCGTCCCAGTTGTGGGAATTGATGGTTGGTCACGAATCATCAACGAAAACAAAACTTTGGACGGCATCGAGTTTGCGCAGTCTGATGTGATGGTCACGATGGAAGGTGCTAAACCTTGTCCTGAATGGATTGAGTGCATCATAAGCCGCAAAGATAGGGAAAAGCCTATTCGGGTTCGTGAATACTTGGACGAAACTTACAGAGCACAATTTACAAGCAAATACGGTTCTACGGTGACTGGTGCTTGGCAAACTCATACCAAAAGGATGTTGCGGCACAAAGCATTGATTCAATGCGCCAGGCTTGCATTTGGTTACGTTGGAATCTTTGACGAAGATGAATATCAGCGAATTAAAGAAGCCCAGGACGTTAAACCACTACCCATAGTGCAAATGAACGATTCGCAAATTGCAGATTGGATTGAAGCGGCTAAAACGTCAGAAAACCTTGATGCGTTGGCTTCTGTTTGGCAAGAGGGCAATAAAGCATTTTTGGACAACAAGACCAATAACAAGGATTTTAAGGATGCGGTCAAAGAGCGCAGGGCTTACCTTGAGAAATTGGAAAAAGAAAAAACTATTACGGACGTAGAACTAAAGGAAAACAATGAGTAACTTAATCATTTCCGCAAATGAGCAGGGAACGCCAGAATGGTTCGTAGATCGTTTGGGCAAGGCAACTGGTAGTAACGCATCAGCAGTCATCGCCCAAGGGCGTACAAAAGGTTCTGAAGCGACTACCCGCCGCAATTACCGTTTTCAATTGTCCCTGCAACGCATTACAAAGAAAATTTCAGAGGAAAACTTTACCAACAAACACATCGAAAGGGGTAACGAACTTGAGAAGTTTGCTCGTATGGCTTATGAAATTCAATCTGGCAACATGATTGAAGAAGCGGGTTTTTGTTACCAGGATGGTAAACAGTACGGTTGTTCTGTTGATGGATTTGTGGATAACCGAAAGGGAATCATCGAAATCAAATGCCCAATACCTGCAATTCACTACGAATATATTGAAGAAAATCGAGTGCCGCCAAACTATTACGCACAAGTTATTCACAACATATTGACTACTGGTGCTGAATATTGCGACTTTATTAGTTACAACGAAGATATGCCCGAAAAGCTGAAGTTGTTTGTATTTAGATTTGTGCCGACCAAGGATGAGTTGGCGGCATACGAAAAGGCGTTAGATCAATTTTTAACTGAAGTGGATTTATTGGAACAACAAATTTTAGAAAAGGCGAAATAATCATGGATTTATTAACCGAAATTAGCACCATTGAAGATGTAGCAATTAACAAAGCAGTTCAGATTTTGCAAAACATGAAATGCCAATTTGCAATTATTACTCCAAATGGTAAAAAAATGGGTAACTTGGAAGTTAACGATAGTAAAAAAAGACCCCTGAAATATGCAATGGGTACGCTTAAAAACTATTATTTTCCATACGTTAAAGATATTCAAATAGGTAATTCTGTATTAATACCAAATGGTGAATTTGAGCCTGAACACCTGCAAAGTTCTTTGAGTGCTTGGTGTTCGACCAATTGGGGAAAAGGAACTTATGCGACCAGGATTATTGATCGGGGTGTTGAAGTAGTTAGATTTTTATAAAAGGTACAAAATGTCAAAAACAAAAAAAGAACTGGTTGCGGTAATTGAAAAATACACCGATGCAAGTGGACAAGAAAAGAATGTATATCGAACTGTTGGGCGGCTGATTGAAACCAAATACGGTGACATGATTAAGATTGACAACATACCAATTGTCAAAGGGGGTTGGGATGGTTGGTGTTATTTAAATGAACCATTTGACAGAACTAGACCAAGAGAAGATCAAAAACCCAAAATTGATCGAAGCGGCTTTGACGATATGGAATCTGATAATCCATTTTAATTTATTAAACTTAAAGGAAATGAAATGCAAATTGTAGAAATAATTGAAAATCAAACAAAAATGGTTCTTTGCAAAGATTGCAAACATTTTTTAATGAAATCAAATGCTGATATTGAATTTGGTCGATGCGGTAAAGAAGCATTAACTTCTTTTATTACTGGTATTGCTGATTACGAAAATCAACCTTATGCAACTCAAGAACGTAAGCATGGTGTTTGTGGAAATAGCGGTTTAAACTTTGAGGAAAAAAAATGAAAAAATTAATATTATTAGCATTTATTTTAATGACTGGTTGTGCAAGCCAGGTCAAACAAGAATCCCTGCCGCCAAAAGTGTACCCATTGCTTAATTTCAAAGGCGTAGAAGCGATGGATAACAACGAAGTGGTTCAGCAGTCCAAGCAATGTATTTATGCCAAGATGCACCCAAATATTAATTATTTGAGTGTTCATACCGAGCAGGGCAAAGTATTAGTACCAGTTGGGGTGTATTGTGAACCAATACTTTGATTACGGCGCAGTAGCCTTGGCATTGTTGGCAATGGTATTTTGGCGGCAATTACTTATGGTTGCAGGTGTTGCGGTCGTGTATGTGATATTAACCCATCAACCCGCCGCAAAGACCGCAGAACCTAAAGAAGAAATTATCAGTCAAACGGTAATTGAATCAGAAAAGCAAAACCCATTAAGAGAAAAATATCTAAAAGAATGTGAAGGTTGGGGAATTGCTAAAACTGAATGTGAAACCATTTGGTCAAAAGAATGAATAAATTACTCTTAATATTGGCTTATGAATCATTTCCTTATTTTTTCTGCATAATGATTAGTTGGCTAGTATTAAAGATGATTTATGAAAAAAAAGATAATTGCAAACGCTATCGCAAGGAAAGAACGCATGATTACAAAAACAGTCGAATGGAAGAATGGAAGCATAGACGTAGAATTTAGCTTTGAACCTGGATGCGAGGGAAGTAAGGACAAATGGGGTCAGTTAAACGAACCAGATACTCCAGATGAATATCAAATAAATGCAATTTGGTTTGAAAATAACAATGTAACCAAATTATTTGATGATGAAGATTTTGAATTAATTATTGAAAAACTAACAGAAATAAAGGAAGAATATGATGCTTGAACCACTTAAATTACAAGAAGAACACTATTTCAAAATTACAAGCGAGTTTGGAAAAGAA